CTCCGGGGGTATTTTTAGGAGCTGGGCGATGCATAGGGGGGGTGTTAATTTGCGAGGGGGGCCCCCTATCAACGTCAACCATTCTTATAAAATTTTTGGCCAAGCTCGCGAAGTTTACAAATTTTCTAAATAATTTTTTGAAACTTTTCTGTGCATTCCTGACACGTTCTCAGATACGATTTGATCAATTGCATTCCCTAATGCCATCGCCTGGTCGGGGTCGGACAAATCATTTGAATTATTTACTGTTCGAGCCAGGATACCAGGCGTATCATAACCAAGACGCGTATCAAATGCTAACCATTCATTCCATTGCTCGAAGGGATCGAATGGATTGTCTACTGTTGTTAACATGTACTGTGTTGGATAGTCAGCATCAGTGCTCATGATCACATCTCATTGATAGCAACACTGATAGTAGACTGTGACACACCCAACTGCTGTGCTACTTCTGCTTGGGTGTATCCACTACTCAACATAAGCCTAGCACGACTACGTTCAGTAGTGGTCAACTTAAGTTGTGGCTTAGGTTGTGCTAGCTTCTTGACTGTCTCCATGTCACTGTGTCTAAGTACTTCTTCCAACATGTTGTGACTGATAGCGCCTGCTTGTATTGCATCCCATTCAGACTGTGATAGTACAATCTGCTGCTTCTTTGCGCCTGTTCTAATCCTTGCTTCAGTCAATGCTTGGTTCTTGATCTTCTTCACATCGGCTTCTTCCATGCCCGGATTAGACTGGCGGCGTTGAGAAACCTGGGCGGCTGCTAAAGCCTGGGCTTGTCTTTCAAGGGGCGCGTTCTTTTTGGCCAGGTTAATCTTTGCTTTGAGACCGGCGACTTGATTTGAGTAGGTCTTTGCAGCAGACGGGGATCTTTGAATAGGCTTAGTTTGTAGAGCAGTCTTCCTTGCTGTATTGGCCAAGCCTTTAAGCTTATTCGAATAGTCCGCATAGATCAACTCCATAGGCGTGCCACGATCAGATACTAGCTTTTTAGCATCCTCAGCCAACGACAATCTCTTAGTCGTTGTTTGTGCAGGCTTTGTTCTTCCTGTAGAAACATAGGTCACTTTTCCAGTGGCGGGGTCTTTTGTACGAACGCGTTCCTGAATCTGGCGCCCGGTTTCAACAAAGACCTTCTTACCCGTAACTGGATCTACTGGCCCACCTTGTGATGCTTTTCTGAGAACACGTTCTGGAACACGTACTTCTGCACCAGCTCGAGATAGAAGCGTGGATGCGCCACCAGGACGTTTACCTGATGGTTTTGCCTGATACTTTGCTTTCAACTGCGCAATACCGTTATCTCGTTCAGATGATTTGAAATCAAGAGCGTGTTTCTCTGAATCGATGACCACCATTGAATGACGAACAGCACGAGCCAATTCTTCTGGGCCAGCACCATGAATCGTCATATCAGTAATCAAGTTCGAGATCTTACCCATTTCCTGTTGCTTGCGTGCAGGAACTGGTCGATCACCATTCTTGAATTCAGTCTTGTGAGTCTTGGCGTTATAGACTCCACCATCAATCGTACGCATTCCCTCATGTGGCCCATATGAATGATGCGGATCGAATCCTTTCAATCCTTCAAGAGCCGGTGTACTTTTGACGGTTCCCTTCTTATTGGGAATGAGAATGACTGTGTCACCATCAAAGTCAGCACCAGACAAACGTTCAGCAACTGAATGATGAATACCGATTGCATCTTTGGCATGTGAACCCAACAACTTACGAGCTTCTGGATTACGGTTGTTTACAGTAAGCTGGGGGATTTCAAACGTGCCACCATGCGGATACCTGACCAATGCAACACGATCGCCATTCCTTAGGTTTGGCGCATGTACTTCACCAGGTTTCATCGAACTTATCGGCAACAATACCTTTGTCGCTTGTCCTGGTATAGCAGCTGCTCGAAGATGAACTGCGGCTGAATCAGTTTCATCAGCGAACGTTTCAAGCAATTTCTTACGAACAGTCGGATTAGTGAGTTTAAGAATTTCGTGATAATCCTTAATCCTACGTTCAGAAGTAAGATCCAATTGTGACTTGGCAAATTTGGGCGATTGCTTTGACAACATCTGAGATGCCAAAGTCTTCGACCACGTGTCCCAAGAACCTTCAACACCAGATCCTTCTTTGGTAGGACTTCCAACAATGTTAAGTGCAGAAATCACTTTACCGCTAGAATCATGAATTTGACGAACGATCGAACCGAATGGCAGAATAGGATCGCTAGACAGTTCTTTCATAGCGTCTTTCTTGCGACCAGTATTCGACTTGTTGGTGTTGAATACCAGATCGACGCCCTTTGGAAGATCGTCTTTGTAAAGCGCCATGCCTTTCAGATAATGCGTTCCGTCAACAGCAATACGAACCTGTCCATAATTGGATCCACCAAGTGACAGATCTTTTACGCCAGGACGAACATAGATGACACCGTCTGCTTTACCACCACCATCTTCAGCATAATTGACGCCAATTCGCCTAGAACTGACTTGAATCGGCTCACCGGTCTTGAGAAATGAACGACCGTAATCTTCTGAATAATCATTGATCAGTTGAATCTTGTCACGATTACGCTGAACTTCACTCAAAGTTGTTCCAGGAAGAGCAAGAACTTTACGAGTTGTGTATTTGCCAGTACCCAACTGAAGGTTCTGAATGTTATGAATTTCATAGCCTTGTTCTTGCAGAACCGCAACAGCTGTTTTGAAACGCGACTCAGTGATTCCAAGTTGACTTTCATTACCTACACCAATGTCAACCATCTTCTTCTGATCGACTTGATCCTTGATCATCTTGGCTGTGGTTTGTAGAGCATCAGCATTATCAGCTGCGCCCGGAGCAAGCAGCGCACGAACTGAGGATTCGCCAGCCAAACCCATACGTTGCGCGATCTTGCCGTTTGAAAGACCCTTTTCCTTCAAACGTTGAGCCATAAGAATCTGTTCTTGCTTTTGAGCAGCAAGAGCAATTGATCTAGCAGCACGAAGCTGAGTAGTGGTGATTCCACAACCACGAGCAATCTCAGTATCAGACATTCCTTGGCTTCTGAGACTCTCGGTGTAATCAAGAAAGCTACGATGACGTGTAGATTCTGAGTTACCTGATCCCCAAGGGTAGCGGCCAGACCTTCTGAGAATGCCGTAATGCGCTAGATGATCTTCATGGGTAACGATCACGACTCCTCCTCTAGTCTTAGCTGTCTGATCTGTTGATCAAATTCTTGAATCTTTTCCATAATGAATGAAATATCCTCTGGATCAGCGTCATAGACGATTACTTCATCAGCTTGATAGAGACGTAGCTCTATACTGATCTTGAACGGATCGACATCGTATTCAAGACAGAACAACGCTGCATAGATTTCAAGTTGATGAACTGAACCTGGAACTACACCAGTTTTCAAATCAAAGATTCTTAGAGTTCTATAACGAAACACAATAGCATCGCATGTACCAAAGCAATTCTCAGAGTAAAAGAGAATTTGCTCACAAGTCATTTTGTAGCGAATGCAATCATTGATGTACATTCCCAATGTTCCAACATGACTTGAAAGACGGCCTTGCTGAATTTCGCTTTGAGCATAAGCGTGCATGGCAATGCCATAATCTGCAGCCTGTGCTGCAGTCCATCTTTCAGCTAAACGATTAGGCGTGTAGTTGATCCAATGGTACTGGCTAGGACTTAGAAACGCGTGTTCGCCTTGGAGATTCAAATGCTTGTTGAAGCGCATCTAAAACCTCCGTTTCATTCTCTGGATAGATATACGATGCAAATGACATCTCATTTAATTTCTTTACAAAATGATCTTGATTTGGACGAACTGTTGCATCTTCTGATCGCTTAACTTCAAGCGATGCCCATCTATCGTTATAGAGAACAAGGAGATCAAGTATTCCTTGAACAAGCGAACTGTCGTTCTTCAATACCATACAGCCAGGAAATCTATCAGCTAACCTCTTGACTAATTTCGCTTGATAGCGGTTCTCCGTCGTCTTCGTCATCTCCCGTTGGTATGCCAAAATCCTCCAATACTTATTGACGCCTTCGGTAATTAAAAAAAGGCATTCTATCCTCTTCCGTTATAATCTGCGAATGCGATGCTAGTTAATAACTATTCTGTATAGATAGCAAATTCTTGATGTGTAGGCCATACTGCTATATCGTTTTGTATTCCGTAAACAACATCTTTTTCCAAGAGACCGAAGCGTCTTGCACATTCAAACGATCCATGAAATATCTCTTCGGTCTTTAAATCAATTATTGGTACATCTAATCTGTCAGGATACTGAAAAACGAACTGTCTGTGATACTGCAGCGCAAACCAACGTGGTCGCCATCTGAGATTCACTACACGATTGTTGAACCGATTCCCGTCCAAGTTGATCGGAGTGTCGTACGGCTCCGTATGACGTGGCATGAAGGCCTTGGCAACTAACAACGGCACCGATCTGTGATGCTGCGTCCCGTCACGAACCATTCCAACTTGAACGAGCCCCGATTGATTCTGAGTCAAAGCCATAATTCGATCGTATCGATCCGATTTTATGCGTCCAAAATTGCTTACACTGTAGCCTGGAAACGAATCTATCGATTTCCACTCCTCAATCATCGAATTTTCTCCAATTTTTTAAAACAGCACTCGGGCAAGACACTGCTTTGCGGGCCGAAAAGTGCCATTTGAACTTGCCAAGATTTTTTGCGAAAACTTTTTTATATTATGACGTATATAATAACTATTTTTTTTCGCGCGTACAGTAGGCTATTAGCACTAGATATGACCATATATAAAAAAGTTTTGGGGTAAAAATCTTGGCAACCTTTTTACCTAAGGTGCAGGGGTTTTGTGTGGCCATTTTTGAATAGACCGTTACTAATAACTAAAAACAGGGTACTTTTCTAAGAAAATTCTTATAAAACTATCCCCTTTTCAGTATGTCTTCGAGCACCCCATCCGAGGGCTGAAAATTGCGTTTTGACTTCAATGATCGAAAAATGGCCAAATCTATGGGCGTTTTTGACCGTAGGACATAGTAGTACAAATCGGTATACGAAGTGTTCATCCGATCTATCCTCCCATGTGCCTGTTCCCACTGCTTAAATGAGTATGTAAGGCTGTAAAACAGCATGGAATCGGTCTCAGTGCAGTTCCAAGACTCACTCCCGGCTGCATACTGAACCAAATACACCCATTTATCACCCTCAGGCAGTGGTTCGTGCTTGTGTCCGTTGTACTCAGCCACCTCTATGAGCTCTTCTAAGGCCCGTAGAGCGTTCAATTCGTAGTTGAAGTTGTAGAACACTATGAGGCGATCGTGATGGCTTAGACGCTCTGTAACAGCCTCTAGACGCGACTTGTCACTGTTGACCACACGTCGCATAACCATGAACAACTCGGTTATGTCGCGAATAGGCCTATTCTCATACGGATGCCACCTGGTCCTGATGACCGCATCCAGAAGTTCTTCATCGTGTTCCACGTAAATGTTCTTCGCGTGTCGTACCGTGCCACTGCGATAGGGCATATGAACTAGAACTTGAGACCTGTGTCGCTGAAGCCGAGCCACACCCAGATAGCGTTGGACTTTGGGAAACTTGGCGAAAGGCGAGTAAACGACATGCTCTCGGATGAATTCAGTACGGTTCTTATAAAAGCCATTGGCGATGAAGACCGGCACATAATCAAGCCACGTGTCTCCCGGAGTAGCACTGAGTAGTATCCAGTCATTCTCCTTTGCAATTTTAAGAAACGCCTTGACCCACGCCCCACTACCAACCAGCCGCTGTTCATCGAATATGAAGAAACAGTTGCGCATCCCCACGTATTTCTCAATGTTGTTCCACGAGTCGACCGTGAGGACTCCAGCAATGGTTGCATCCTCGTAGCCCACGGCAACGTTTGCGAACTCGTGGGTCCAGTCAAGGCTATCCCTCTTCTTGGCAGTGGTGATGACGAAGATGTTCTTAGGCTGTTCCTTTTCGAGATAGTAAGCGACTGCGACTCTGGTCTTCCCGGTACCTACGCCACCCCATAGAATTGAGCCGTTCTTTAACTTCTTCAATGCTTC